TGCACGATTAACCATAAAAGATGAATAAGACTTCTCGTCCTGTTCCGTCAAAAGTGCATATTCTTTAGTTTGGAGAATAGACGGAATAATTTCTTTAAATAGGTCAGCCATAAAATTGTTCCAAGTTGTTGCCATATTCAGGTAAGATATATTTTACATCATCGAAATACTTTAACGATAATGCATTATTAATCATTTTATCTGAATCACTATCTGGAAGTGGCTTATATGAAAAATAAACAACAAATCTAGAATTTGGAAATATCCCTTTATAAAGCGATGCGTTTGCTATTGCCTTTTTAACATTGTCAGTTCTTCTTGCACCACCATCTTTTCTAATTGGGTGGTCGCCACCCTTTGCCTCAACAACTTCAATTATCCCAAATTCATCTTTAACTAAAAAGTCAACTTGTATTCCAATATCTAAATGCACATCTTTTTCTATAACAAAATGTTTTTTAGAAAAAATTTTTAAAAGATCATGTTGCACTTGAAGTTCAAAATTTTTACCTACACTTTTTGCTGTTCTAACGCTCATGAAAACTTACACTCCACCATCATCTCAGTTAGACATGCGGTGAGGTTGAGTTCCTGATCAGCCACAAACGCTGCTTGGTATTGATACTTGGCGAGAATCAAAACAGCATTCGGAATCGTGGACTTATCCATGACATCATAGAGGCTGTCATAGATTTTACGATAAATGCGAGCAGGATCATCGCCGCCGAAGTCAGCAACCCACTTACGCATTGCGCCGAAGTTTTGTTCCTTGAGCGAAGCAACAAGTTCATTGATTGAAACATCAGCAATGCTCGAAAGAATCCCAGAGTCGATCTTACCACTGACACTGTAACGCTGAAGTTCATTCAGCACTCGGCGATAATCAGGAAAGTGTTTCTTTACAACTTCAGCAAGGACTGCTTTGTCATATGGCACTTTTTCATTTGCAAGAATCTCAGCAGCACGTTTCATAAACTGTGATGCCATCTTTGGCTTGTCTTCTTTGCGCAACTTGAATTCAATCACAGCACATCGAGAATGCAAAGGCTCAATGATACGATTTTTGTAATTACAAGTCATGATGAAAGTGCAGTTATGAGCAAACTCTTCCATCGCACCACGAAGTGCAGGCATGACGCTATTGGGATTCAGATAGTCAGCCTCATCGATGATGATGACTTTCTTGCCGCCAGTCATAGACATGGAACTGGCATAGTTTTTTATTTTAGTTCTGAACGTATCAATACCCGACTCATCTGAACCGTTGATCATCAGATAGTCGCAACCGATCTCGTCACACAATGCGCGTGCAACGGTAGTCTTACCTGTTCCTGGAGTGCCGCAAAGCAAGAGATGGGGAATCTCTTTGCGGTCAACATAAGATTGAAAAGTGCTCTTGTATTCATCAGGAAGAATACAACTGTTGATAGTATGAGGACGGTATTTTTCAACCCACAAAGACTCATTCATAATATAACTCCTGATTGTTTATTCAGTCACTATTCTACGCCATTTTCCGTTTGTTTTCAAGTACAATTCACCATCAGGACCAGGAGTCATAGAAACACTTACTACATCCAATTTTTCTTTTGGTGCAGTTGTTCCGATACCAAAACTTCCATCGAAAGAAACTCTCGATCTTTCTTGACCATATTGCTGATTAATAATAAGCGAAGAATAACCAAGATTCTCAATTTCTTTTACTGCATCAGTTTTTCTACCTGAAGCAACTAAAGATGCAGCAGTAACAGCACCACCTGCTGCAGCGGCTGTACTTAGACCAAGGAATTTAAAGAATTTTCTTCGTTCCATAATATAAACTCCACAAAGAGAAGATGGGGCGGAGGAGGTGAACCCTCACAGCGGCAGTCTGGCGGATTGTGCTGTCAATAAGAACAGTTGCACCCCAAGATTTTATTTAGCCACATTCTCATAGATAGTCTGAAAGTCACTCTGCTCGGCAACTTCTTCCTCATAGTTACGCTTGTGGTAAACTTTCGCCAGTTTACGAGACAACTTCTTGGGGATCTCACATTCGTCTTGCATTTTCTCAAGGATCTCTTTAATGAGATCTCGTTCAGCCTCGATGCGAGTAAGTGAGTTTGAGATTTCTTGAAGGCATCCCAAAACCTTTGCTTTATCAATAGCCATGATTATTCCTCACCAAAGGTCGAATTTGCTGCTTCAATTGCGATGTAGTAGGTGATATTGATAGTCTTGTGCTTGAATCGAGCCATGCCCTTCTTTGCAATAGACACATCATAGGAACCATCAATCAATTTAAAGTTTTCTACCTTCATAACGATGCGGAACTTTGCACCTTCGCTGGTTCCAATCTCAATCTTAGATTGATCAGCAGAATCATCCTTAATGTCTGTCGCAATAAAGTTAATAACTGCGCCGTCACTCTCAAACACAAAGTTTGGTGAACCAGAGATTCCAGCCGATCGCTGCATCCAAGCGAGATCCTCTTGAGAAAGACTGAATGAACAGTCGGGATCACCAAAGGTGATTGACTTCTCAGGTGGTGTGACAATAATTTTCGGAGAACAATACTTGATATAGTCAGACTTCTTCTTGTTCTCAGTGCTGATATTGATCTTGTCATCATCAAAGCCAAGGTCAGCATCTTTGTAAAGAGAAATCTTTGCCAAGATCTTATTCAAATCATACAAAGCAAACTCTTTGGGAAAGTTTTCTTCAATCGTCGCTTCAACGAAAATAGTTTTAAGTGGAGAAATGGTCTTAAGAGTATTTCCTGCCTTAAACTGTAGACTTTGGTTTACAGTAGAGAAGTTCTTAAGAATTGCCACTGTGCCTTCAGAAAGTTTCATAATTTAAATCCTCAATTTGCTCAACACGATTATTATATAATGAATCGACTAATTTGTCAACCCTTGTCTTCAACTCATCTAAACTACAATTATTATCCATTACAATATCATAATGCGAACCAATCCAAGCCCACTCAGAGTAATGTACTTCTGGGTATGCATTTCGCATCACATCTAGATTAGAAAATAGATTACATTCCCGAGCCAAAGAAAACCACTCAGGGTCATCGCCGCGACGAACACGAACAACAGTGCCCCCAGACTCTTTAATAGCATTGATTTCATTTGGAAACCTCACATCAGCAATCACATAATTATTCCAAGGTGCTTGTTCACAGCGGCGCATTACAGTATGAACCCAGAGGTCAGGGTGGAAAACATCCCGCCCTGCCTCTGTGCCCATTAGCTGGAGTGCTAATCTTGGTGAAAATGATTTACCGAGTTTTTGAGACCACCAAGGATCATCTTGCTCACGCCATGCTCTTGACTCTGGCGTATTTCCCTCAAGCATCTCACGATTCCAACCAAAGATGATTGAGCATGCATCTTTAAGACTATTTGCATAACTCTCTTTGAAGAAATCGTGACGATCTACCAAGAGATCTGCGACTGTGCCTTTCCCTGCTCCAATGAAGCCTACGAGTCCAACAATCATAAACGATTATAGAGATCCGACGAAATTGGCAACGGCTGGCATATCACCAGTGAATGCATATGTTCCAATATGATGTGTCTTCATCCATGGGCAGAGCCAAATCTGACCACCGATCTTTCTCCACCATTGGCAGAACATATAGTCTTCAGAGAGATAACGGTCAGAACGACCATGATCAATGACTGTATCAAAGTATGCATGAATGTAACGAGTGCCGTCGAAGTTTGCCTGACCGACATGATCTGGGCGATAACGCAACTCTGGATATGCATCCTTGAAGCGAGCAAACACCTCACGCTTAATGCACATAAAGCCAGTGCCAATCTCAAGAACTTCAACTGGTTCAGCAACACTAAACTTCTCAGTGCCAGGAACTGGATTGAAAACGAAATCACCAGCCAATTTTTCCATTTCAGAAACAGCCAGATCAGGATGCTTCTTGATGGCTTCCTTAATTGCGCCCCACTTAATGGACTTCTTCGGATACGGACCACCGACTACATCCTTATCGAGCGCAAGAAGCGCAACCACATCTCGTGGATCAAAATGAATGTCAGCGTCGATGAAGAGCATATGAGTGAAACCTTCTGCGCGAAGGAACTCATCTACAAGATAGTTTCGTGCTCGAGTAATGAGCGATTCGTTAAAGATAAACGAGAAACGAACTTCAATGCCATACTGCGAACAAACAGATTGCAGATCTAGGCAAGACTTTACATACATGCCGTGAGCAGCACCGCCATACATTGGGGTTGCTACGAATAACTTGTATGATCGTAGTTTCTCAATAGGGACTTCTAATTGCATAATTATTCACTCCAGTTATAAAATTTCTTAATGTATTCAAGAATTTTAGTTTGATCATCGAGATTTTCGTTGACCATTGTCTCTATATAGTCCATGAGCGTCAGCGACCCCATGATATTCGAGATTTTTGTCGCACGAGAATTCTTAAACTTATCATCTTGATCATCCTTACGATCGACATGTCTTTGTTCTTTGGTATCATGTGATGCAGTTAGAACAAGAACCTTAAATGAATTCGGAAACCATTCTGAGAGTTTGTCCAGAAGTTTACCATTGAACAAACGATCGCCTTCGAAGATAACATTTGTCTTCGCACCTTCTTCATACCATAGTTCAGAAAAGAATTTCTCTGCGTCTGGTTGAACAGCCATAGACAAACGATCTGTTCCCTGAAACACATTACCATCGTTTGCATACTTACCAAGAATATACAGATTCAATTTCTTGGAATACATTGCGTCAAGTAACTTCTGCGGCTTTACAACTTGCCAATCATCAGCCATTGAAATCAATCGAAACATCAGAGTGGTCTTGCCAGTTGCTGGTTCACCACCCATTGCAATCACTTTTACCATAATGCTTCTAGTCCTTGTTGTGCTGGGGTTTCGTCGTCAAACATCCACTCAAGATC